TCAGAAATTTACAATAATTCAACACAACAATGGGAAAATCACGGTAGTCCGCAACCTTCTTTATTTATTTCTACAGAATTAGAATTAAGAGAACTTCAAACTATGGCTTTAGCATTTATATCTGGCATTCCTGAAAACAGAATCCTAGATGGAGAATTGCATTTTGATGAAGAAGATAGATTAAAAAAAGCTATAGGATTATTACAAAACGCTCCACTTTATATTGAATTATTACCTAATTTTTCTGTAAAAGACATTGAGAATTGTATTAAAAGAAATTTAAGAATAAATAGAGTACAATATATTTTCTTTGATTATTTATCTACTTCTCTTGGAATTCTTGAAGAAGTTGGACGTAGAACCCGTGGAGTTGCAATGCGAGAAGATAGTATATTATTTCTAATATCAACTAAACTTAAAGAAATAGCAGTTCAATTTAATATTTTTATTATGACAGCAACTCAGCTTAATATGGATTGGAAAACTGATCCATTACCTGACCAAAATTTATTAAGAGGTATGTAAAAGTGCCTTAATATATCTTATCCGTTTCATCAACGGGGTCTATATTAAAATATAGGCTAACGGGGAAGCCTAAGTGAGAAATCATATGGTAATCCCGTCTCATATTTTACTTATTTATCTATTTTAAAAATCTTTATAAAAATCTTTAAAGGAGGTGTAAATAAGAAAAATAAGTAAAATGCGGGCTATCGACTATTCCTTATGTTGAAATGCAGGGAAGTAGGATTGCTATTGATACGCAGTTGCATTTTAGGAAACGAAGTGCATGAAAACCGAAAGAGATATAATTATTTTTTTAATAATTAAAAGATAGTCAATGCTATTAGAAATAATAGAACAACATGGCGAAATCTATTGCAGATAAAACAGATTTTGGCAGTATTTTATTAAATTCGACAGAAAAAGATGAACAAATGTTAGCTCCTATTATTCAAGAATTAGGATGTTCTATGCCTAATGTAAAATTAAGCGTATATAAAAATCGTAGAGGTTCAATTGTTCAATCTTATATTTGAATGGTAGCTGATAAATCAACTTGTAGATTTAATCCAATTTTTGTAACTGATTGGTGGTATAAACCAATAGAAGTAGAAAAAACTAAAATTGAAGTAGTATTACCTTGGGAAGATTAATATGGCTTTTTATGATAAAGACGAAGTTAAAAATGCTTTAGATATAGAAGATATATTTGATATTTTAGAATCATTAAATGCTGAACCAGATTTGCGGGACGATTATATTACATCTATTACAGTTTGTCATGGTGGAGATAGTCATAAATTATATTATTATGATAATACTAAACTCTTTAAATGTTTTACTCATTGTGGAACAATGGATATATTTGAATTATTAATGAAAATTAAACAAATAGATTTAAATACTGCTGTATCTTATGTTGTTAATTTTTTTAATTTAGGTTGGAAAATTAAAAATAAAGATGATGTTGATAATTTTTTAGATTGGCGAATATTAGATAAATATGAATATATAACTAATATTAAAATTAACAATCAAAAAGCAGTCTTTCCTGAAATTGATTCTAAAATTTTACAATATTTCCCGCAACCTAGAATATTAAATTGGGAACAAGAACATATACCAAAAGAAATAAGTGATTATATGGATATCCATTATAATCCTTTAACAGGAGGTATTCTTATTCCGCACACAGATGAGAATAATAGATTAATTGGCATTAGAGAAAGAACATTAGTTCAAGAGAATGAAAAATATGGTAAATATCGTCCCGCAAGAATTAATGGTAATATGTATAATCATGCTCTTGGATTTAATCTATATGGTTTTTATCAAGCTAAAGAAAATATTAAAAATACTCAAATTGCTTTAATTTTAGAAGCTGAAAAAAGTGTTCTTCAAGCAATTAATTATTTAGGAATAGCAAACAATATAGCTGTTGCAGTTTGCGGATCAACCTTATCTTCATATCAATTGCAAATGCTATTGGATATAGGAGTAAAAGAAATTGCAATAGGTTTTGATGCCGATTATCAAAAAATTGGAGATAAAGAATATGAAGAAACTATAAAAAAATTTGAAAAAATATATAATAAATATTGTGGATATGTTAATATAAGTTTTTTATTTGATATAAATGGTGATTTATTAGAATATAAAAATTCTCCAACAGATAAAGGAAAAGATGTATTCTTTCAATTATGGAGAAATAGAGTATTCTTATAAAAGGGGGTTTTTAAAATAAATATTAAAGAATATAATAGTCCAAATCCTTTATATACTCCAATTCAACAAGTTCTTTATAATAGAGGTATTCCAATAGAAGAACAAGAAAATTGGTTAAATGCTGATTGAAAATATGTTAATGATTGAAGAGATTTTGGAAAAGAAAGAATGCGGGAAGCAGCAATAATTATTTATAGAGCTCTTAAGAATAATGAACGTATTTCGACAGTAGTTGACCCAGACGTTGATGGATTTACATCGGCCGCAATTATGATTAATTTTATTAATAATTATTTTCCAGAATATATTAATGAAAATTTTTATTATGTACTTCATTCTGGCAAGCAACATGGTTTAGCTGATATTGATTTACAAGATATCGTTGATAAAGGTACTAGTGTAATGTGGATTAGTGACGCTGCTAGTAATGATTATGAACAACATAAATTTTTGGTAGATAATGGTATAGATGTAATTATTACAGACCATCACGAATGTAATGAAGATAGTTCATATGCAATTATTATTAATAATCAAATGTGTGATTACCCAAATAAAAGTTTAAGTGGTGCTGGTGTTACTTGGCAACTTTGTAGAGCAATTGAAGAGATTTATCAATTAGGAGACTATACTTCTCAAATGATTGATTTAGTTGCTTTGGGTGTTTTATCAGATATGATGGATTATAGACAAATAGAGGTTAGAGCTTTAGTAAATCTTGGTTTAAATGCAATTACTAATCCTTTTTTCCGTGGAATGACTATTAAAAATAAATATTCTATTGATAAAATGAATGGCATCAATTATTTTTCAATAGCTTTTTACGTAACCCCCTATATCAATGCAATCTGTAGAAGTGGTACTCTTGCAGAAAAAGAAATTGTTTTTAAAGCCATGTGTATTCCATATGCTTTTAAAAAAATATTAACAACTAAGAGAGGTCATAAAGGTGAAACTGTTGCTCTTTATGAGGAAGCTATCTTAATTGCTGATAGAGTAAAGAGACGTCAAACAAAATTGCAAGATTCTTCAATGGCTTTGTTAAAAAATAAAATTGAAAAAGAACACCTTCTTGATAATTCAGTAATAGTTCTTTTATGTAATCCTGGCGATGTAGAGCCAAATATTGCTGGATTATGTGCGAATAAAATTCAAGCAGAATATCAACGTCCAACTCTTATTTTAATTAGAACGCATCAGCTTAAAGATAAAGAAGATATTTATAGAGGCTCTGCCCGCAATTATAGTCAATGTGAAATTAAAGATTTTCGTAAAGTATGTGAAGACACTGGTGAAACAAGTTTAGCACAAGGCCATCAAGGAGCTTTCGGTTGCTGGATTCCTGAATCTAATTTAGATAACTTTATTTTAAAAACAAATGAATATTATAAAAATTTAGATATGTCTCCTACCTATTGGGTCGATTATAATTGGAATAATAATCAAATTGATTCTAAAATACTTTTAGATTTAGCAGATTTAAATATTTTTGGTCAAGAGATACCAGAAGTATTTGTTGGAATAAAAGATATTTCTTTATCAGAATCTAACGTTACTTTAATGGGAGTTGAAAAAAATCATCCTACTTTAAAAATTCAAATTGGTAACATTTCAATTATAAAATTTAAAGCTTCTCAAGAAGAATATGAACAATGAATAGTACCTAATACTAAATTAACAGGTATTTGTAAACCTGCTAAAAATGAATGGATGGGAAATGTGTCTGCTCAATTAATTTTAGAAAATTACGAATTAAAAACAGAATGGGTATTTTAATTTCTGCAAGCACGAATATTTAGCAAAAATACGCCTGGGAAATTTTTTAATCGAATCTCTTAAAAAGGAGAAAAACAATGTCAAAAAATAATCAAGTCCAAAATGATAATGAAAAACTTCGTAAAGATTTTAAACGTTTTATTGATAGTAAAAAGTTTACTAATTTTATAGTACAGAATGCTCCAGATATTTATATTTCAACTATTATTTTTGAAGCTCTTGATAAAGCATCAAAAGAAATTTAATTGACAACTTTTAATTTATAATGATATAATATTAATGTAAGATAAAATAGTGACGAAAGGTGTCAATTTTGAATCAAAGGGTAAGTATTCATAATCACACTTATTTTAGTAATCTTCGCCTACTTGATGCTTTATCGTCACCAGAGGCGTTGATTGACAAAGCAATTGAATTAGGTCTTGCAGGAATCGGAATTAGTGATCATGAATCTTTATCAAGTCATGTTAGAGTAAATAAATATGCTCAAAAAATTAAAGAAGATTATCCAGATTTTAAAGTAATTCTAGGTAATGAAATTTATTTAACTAAAACTAGAGATTCTGGACAGAAATATTATCACTTTCTTTTAGCTGCTAAAGATGAAATTGGTCATAAAACTATGCGGGAATTATCAAGTATTGCTTGGTTAAATAGTTATTTTGATAGAGGTTTACAAAGAGTTCCTACACTTTATGATGAATTAAAAGAAATTATTTTAAAATATGGTAAAGGCCATCTTATTGCTAGTTCAGCATGTATAGGTTCAAATCTTGGACAAAATATTTTAAAAATGCGAGAAGCAGATATTATTGGAGATATTGCTTCTCGTAAAGAAGCGCATGATGATATTGTTAATCATGTACTATTTTGTCAAGATTTATTTGGAGATGATTTTTATTTTGAGATTGCTCCAGCATTATATGAAGAACAAATATATGTTAATCAAAAAACTTATGAATTAAGCAAAATATTTGGAACTAAAGTAACAATTCAGGATGATAGTCATAGAATAACCCAAGAAGATTATATTGCTCATAAAGCTCTTCTTAATAGTAAACAAGGAGAGCGAGAAGATATTGATAGTTTTTATCAATATACTTATCTTCAAAGTTATGAGGATATTAGAAAACATTTGGCTTCAACCAATTTAGATTGTGATGAACTGTTTGCTAATAGTATGGAAATTTACAATAAAGTAGAAGAATATTCTTTGCTTCATAATCAAAAAGTAGTTCAAGTAGCAGTACAAGATTTTCCTAAAAAAGAAAAAACTGAATTAGATAAAGAAGAATATCCTGTTTTAAATTCTTTATATAATAGTGATAATATTCAAGAAAGAAATTGGGTTAATCAATGTATTAATAAACTTAAAGAAAAAAATATCTTTAATGATTTATATTTAACAGAATTAGAGTATGAAGCAGATATTCAAAAAGTTGTTGGAGAAAAATTAGGAACTTGTTTATTTGCTTATCCTCTCTTTCTTCAGCATTATATTGATTTATTTTGGGAATGTGGAAGTCCCGTTGGAGTTGCTAGAGGATCCGGTGCGGCCGGTCTTAATCATTATCTTCTTGGTATTACTCAGTTAGATCCTCTTAAAGAAGGTTTCAAATATTGGCGTTTTCTTAATAAAGAACGTTTAGAGCTACCAGATATAGATATAGATACGGCACCAGATCGAAAACAAGCGGTCTTTAGTAAAATAAGAGAAGAACGAGGTCCA